CGATTGGGGGTCCTGGTGGGCATCGTACCACTCATAGATGGCCTCGTCGCCGTTGGCCATGGCCAGGATACTGGCCATCTGCCCGATGCGCCGGGACCCCACCCACATCCAGGTCTTCGGGGTTAGCGGCGGCTCCCAGGACCAGGTGGTCTTGCCGTCTGGGGCCAAAGCGTCGATCATGCAGTCTCGCCCTTCGCCTTCATCGCTTCCGTGCGGGCCCGTCTGGCCTCCCACTCGGGGCCGGGGACGATGTTGCCCCGTGCCCCCTTTACACCCCATTCGATCCCAGCCTTGTTTAGCCCGTTGCGGACTCGCCACTCAGGCACCTCATCGAAGATTACCCGGGCGATGTCAGCGGCCCTGACCCCACCGTGCACCTGCGCCTCGATGTACCCCATAACGACTGGGTCCTCCAACTCCCCCAGCGTACCCGACCTTAGCGCGGGTAGGTTGGTGTCGACCCAGAATTCAGTACTGCCCCCCGTGGCAGCGAACCAATCCAGGTCCGTCATCTCATCCACATCGGTGACACCGGCCGGGCGGGCGTGGTGGTTGAGGCTGTCCCCCACAGTAAAGGTGGCCCGATCACGGGCCTCCTCCTTGAGGACCACCTCGATGTTCCCGTATCCCCAGCCCGACACATTCTCGGTGTTGGAGTCTAGGAACCCATACACTGGGCGCTGCTTGGGGTCGAGATCGTCTGCCAGGCCCATCATGTTGTGCTCTAGGCGACCTCGAGCCTCCAGGTAGGCCCGAGAACCCTTGCCCATGCCACCCTTGACTTCGAAGCAGGTCTTGAAACGCTTATCCCTGATCACTTTATAGAGGGAATCCTGGGACATCATGACACGCACCGGTTCCCGCAGCCGGTCGGCCAACACCGACCGGTATCCCTCAGCGATCCGGCCCGTTGGCAGGTCGTACTTGCCAAGCATCTCTGCGAAGCGATCTGCCAACCGCTGAGCCTCGCTGCCATCGACTGGCAGATTGACGTTGGGCGCGGGGCGGTTCTTGGCCCCCCAGGTGTTTTGAGCAGTGTCTACCGGCCGGGGGCCAGGGTGAATCGACTCGTCGGGGTCAAGGCCAAGCAGCCGCCGGAGCTCTCGGTCTGCTGCAGTCCTGGCCCGCGTCGCCCGAGCCTTGGGTACTGCCTTGATAGGCGGCTGAGCCGGGGGGGCCTTGATCCGGTAGCGGCCCAGGTCGTAGGTGTAGTCGGTGCCACCGATCCGCTTGGAGATGAGCCGATTGGCGTCGGCAGGGTCGATCTTGATGGCGGTGGCGTCGGCGGGGTCGGCCTCTAACTCAGCCGAGCAGTTGCAGTGGTCGTGGCCCGCCACCGCCGTATCCTGTGACATGAATGCAGCACCGCGCGTCGCCAGCATCAGGCAGAATGAGCAGGCCCCGGGGGATGCCACACGCCGGTACCGCTGCCAAACCATCATTGCTCCCGATCGAACCGGGCCCAGACCACCTGGCGGGCCAGCCGGTGAGGCTCAGACCCGAACAGGCGACCCAAGTAGTTGCGCCCGACAAGCATCGACTTGGCCGGGCCCCGGCCCCTGCCCAACCTGTTCAGCACCACGAAAGGCGCCTGGGAGATAAATGCTCGAGCATCGCGGCCGGAGGCAGTGGTCAGGGGCCGACCCGGGAAGTCCTGCCGCCAGGTCAGGTCGTATCGCAGACCGGCGTCGGCCGCAGTGGCGAACATGTAGAGGTCGATCGCGTCCAGTGAGGCGATCACCTGGACCCGGTGCACCTCCACCAACGCCGGGTGGACCGACAGGAACGAACCCCGAACATCTTCGGGATCGACCTGGTCCCACATCCTGGCCAGCGCCAGCATCCCCCAGCGCCGCAGGACGTCGAGTCGGTCCTGCAGTTCAGACGCTCTGGTCGTTGGCGCTGCTGGTGTCATTGCCAGTCATCCCGAAAGCGGCCGCCTGGGCCTTGGCATCAGCGAACATCGCTGCTTCTGACTCCTCACGCCAACGCTCCACATCAGTCTGGGTCACCCCCGGCAGTTTCTCCCATAGCACCTGGGGCGGGACCTGCAACTGGGCGGCAATCTTGCCGAGCGCGTCCGCGTACTGCCCCAACGACCGCGATTCTGGGTCGCGCCAGATCACCTGGGCTGCAGTATCGTCGGCGGCGGCCCGGTCACCGGACAGCAGGGCCGCCAGCCTCAGGACCTGCTCCCACGACTCGCCGAACAATGCCTGGCGCTCTGCGATCTTGCGCATCTGCCCGGCCTCGGCGGCGGCCAGCGCTTCAGCACTGAGGTTGGTCATCTGGCCGAGCAGGTGGTGGGGCGGCACCTGGCTGATGATCGCCGCGTGGCGCAGTGATGCCTCCCGGGAGCCGATGTACCCGTCGAGGTTGGTGGCTTCGAACTCCCCGAATTTAGTATCGGGGGAATCGCTGGTAAGGATGCGTGCCACCGACACGTTGGGCGGCGGCAGTTCATTGCCGTCCTCATCCTCGGTAACCATGCCAGTCGCCCAGCGTTGGCGGAACGCAGCGTAGGTCTGGGCCATCAACAGTCCGAAAGTGGTGGCATTGATCTGATCCTGCACCTTGGTCAGCGGCTCGATCTCGCCCACCACCCGGCCGGTCAGATCGAGTCGATTGACGAACCGGACCACCGGAGTGACTCCCAGGCCGTGCACTGTCGAATGCAGGTACTCGAAACCATTCTGGCCGTGCACCAGTTCGTGGCAGTACTCGGGCTCGTAGAGCCGCCAGGTGCCATTGGGCCGGCACTCCAGCGCCGCCACCGGCCACTCATCATTGACCGGGTCCTCATACAGACAGTACATGTCGGCCGGGCCGACCGGGCGCAACACTGGTGCGGTATCGCCGGGCATCACGACACAATACGTCTCGCCGTGCGCCAACGCCGACCGGTGCACCGCCGTCTGTCGGGCGTCCATCCGGTTAGCCTGCCAGACTCGCCACGGCCCCGGGGGGTCTGCCTCGTCCGACTGGCCCCGCCAGCCATCGACATACAGTGATTGGGCCAAGGTGTCGATCACCAGGGGCAGAATGTTTACCTGGCTACGGTCCACCAACCAGCGGTACTCATTGCGTGCGCTCTTGGGCACGTAGACGCTGGAATGGACCCCTGACAGATACTCCTCCTGGACCTGCAGCCGATTGAGGTACTGCGTCGGGCGGGCCTGTAATAGGCCAGTCGCTGAGGCGACGGCTAGTTCCGGGGTGAGCACCTGCAGCGCCTCCTAACTAAATGCTTTGACACGGCCTGGACGCCCCTTGGAGGCGATCTTGCGGGGACCGGCGGCGATGACGTCGTTACGGGCCTGCCAGGCCAGCACCGAGGCAACTGCCAAGTCGATCTTACGCTGACTCATCGGGGCCTCCTTGCGGATCGACACCCCCCAACGGTTGGGGGCCCGGCGAGCGTTGAGTACATGCTGACGTAGCACCCGGTCCCCATCGTGGGTCAGTTGCCGCTGCTGGACGTCTGACGCGAACCTGTCGGCGGCCCTGGTGAAGTCCGCCCGCCGACCTCGCATGTCGAATGACAGCGGATGGCTGCCGCAGGCCCGCACCCGGGTGGTGGTGACCACCGAATCGCGCCACATGTCCACGTACGATTCCCAGTAGGCCAGGTCGCAGTACATGCCAGCGATGTCGTAAGTCTCGGCAGCCTGGCGTACTGCTGCGTCGACGGCGTCGCGGTCGACCTCCCAGCCGACCTCGTTGGGTGGGGCCTGCCAGACCCCGAGAGGAGAAATAAAACCGTCGGTGACACGGACCGCCACCAGGGCGGTGGCGTCATCCTTGCGAGATCCGTCAAACCCGACCGCGATCAGATCGCCGGGGGCCAGTTTGTCTTGCAGGTGGCAGCGATCCCACTCCACCGCCGACACCCACGCGTCCTCGGGGGCGACCACCTGATTGAGATAGAAACGGCGGGACATACTGACCGGGGTGGTCGGGTCCAGCACCTCCTGGGCGAGTCTCTCGGCATCCACCCACACCGAGTCGCCCTTGGCGAGATTGATTCCCATCTTGAGACTCTCGGAGTCGGCCAGGTCGACGTCGGCTGGGGCACTGAGTGAATCATACATCAGGCCCGATGCTCGGGACTTGCCGTCATCGATCGCCGCCCAGGCGTCGTAGTCGGCCTCGGCTACGCTGTTCTCGCCGGGGGCGTGGGCGTTGGTAATCGCCAACGC